TCAGGGGCTAAATAGATGATTGATTTTTTTGCCGATGGCATCGATGGCGTTACCGCCCAAGTGACCGCTGATGGCGACCGCCACCGCTGTCAATAGCGGCTCGGTCTCTAGGTATTCGCATAGGTAGAATGTGACGACGCCAGCGAATGCTGACACCGCCGTCTCTCCGATGAGCTTGATGAATACCACGGACAGCCGCTCAGGCTTTCTTTGGCGGTTGAGCCTGCGAATGAACGCCACCAAGCCACCTGCCATCGCCAGCAGTACCACCCATAGGTAGGTGATGGCGGTGTAGGTGGTTAGGTCCTTTTCGGGCATCACTATTCCTCCGTTTCGCTCACTGTGATGTTGAGCGTGATGGGCTTATCCAGATGACGGCTGGTAATGGTGGCGACTAACGCCTCATCAGTGGTGATGGTTACACTACTGTAGTCTGCTGTTACTCGCTCATCACTGGAGATGAATTCGAAATATGACGGGTATCGACCCCCAAAATCGATCAACTCATCAACTGCAAGAATCTTGGGCTCGCCCTGTGTTACGATGACATCGAAGACCTCTTTTTTGACTCTAAAAGGTTCTTTGGCAAAAAAAGGCACATAATAATCGCCAATCTTTAAGTATCGCTTTGACTGGTTCTGCCAGGCGGCTACATTGGTCTGATCTACCAACAATGCCTCCTCATCCCAATCAAGCTCTACCACTTCAGCTTGCTTTTGTTCAAGCTGCTTGGTGAGGGTGTCTATCTTAGCGTCTTGGGCTTGGCTGACCTCGGTTACCGCTTGCGTACTTGCCTTGTCCGCGATCTGTCTGATGACTTCTTGTTGTACTTGCTCCAAGGTCAAGTCATCCAGCTCAGCTTCTGCGATAAGCGCCTTGACCTGCGTCTCATCAAGCTTGGTGTCAAGGCGTTCGGCGTGGTCGGTGAGCGTGTTTTGATGTGCGACGAGCCCTTCTTGCACAGCCACAAGTTCGGCTCGGTCGGCTTTGCTTTCAACCTTTTGGGTTAGCTCGTCGTGTTTGGCTTTGCCAACTTTGACGATGTTGACCTCTTGGATATTGACGGTGATGGTGTCGGTAGGTTGTGTTTTCATGTTTTCTCCTTAGATTAGATGATGGTGATGTCGTGTTGTAGTTCGATCATGCCGTACATGATGGTTTTGATCTTGCCGTCTTTAATGATCTGCAAATCATAATCGGCGGTCCTGAAGGTCAGCCCCTGTGTGGCAGCGGAGGCGAAATTAAGATACATTTTGCCGTTGTCAATGACAATACTGTCATCGGTCGTAGATAGCTTGATGACAGCTCTGTTCTTCGACTTAACATGCAAGTCGGCTCTGTCAATGCCTGATAAGTCATATGGTTGTTCGCCAGTCTTGATATCAAGCTCTAGGCAAGTATCATCGCCGCGGATTAATTTGAGATTTTGTTTCATCGTTTCTCCTTGGTTAAAAAACCCCATCAGGGGCGGTTGGTTATTTAAAAATCGCTTTAAATGTGTCTTTGACTTCGGTGACAATCTCGCTTGGCGTCTTATTGGTCGTTGACAGCTTAATTGCTTGATAGATTGCGCCGACTAATGTCATGCCGAACACACTACACAGCATCATAATAAAGCCGTGGCTTGCGTGCGACCAATGACCCCAGCCCATATACTCAATGAGCCATGCGCCTGCCAAGAAGCCAAAATACGCACTAAACGCGATTTTGATAAGCACGCCCAAGCTTAGCTTAAGCTTGCCGTCAGTGTCGATGTCACCCGTCAATGTGAGCGCAAAGACTGCGCCGATGATTACGCCGATGATTTTGACAACCAGCGGCAAGTTGGATAGATTTTCAGGCATTATTGCCTCCAAATAAAAAACCGCCTTGATTGGCGGTTGGGTTTAAAAAATTAGCTGTCAGTTAAAAGGAAATGGCAAATGGCTTACATCTGCTACCAAGATACCCACTTGCGTTTTGTTGGCATTATCCCATTCAAATTCAAAATGCTTGGCAAAATACCGCCTATCCATCAGGGCATAAGCATAATATGCCGACCCCAGATACGCCCCAATAAAGCCCACACCGCCACAAACGCCAAACTGGGGTGTCGAGTAGTAATCCCAATCGTGATTAACGCCATAATGCAGTTTTATCCCCAACGCCTCACGAGCTGATAGGTTGATTTGGCGATTGGGCTGGTTTAGGGGCATGGGATCAAACAAATCGGTAATACCCCCTGACAGGCACGCATATCGACGTGTACCGTCCAGATCACAAAAGGCATAATCGCCAAGTGGGTTTGAGACAAAGCCATCTTTATCTAAAAAGACTTTGTTATCACTGATATTTTTAGAGGGTGTGAGTGATTTATTAAAGACTTTTAGGGGCGTATTATTTGATGAGAAGGTCAAATTACCCTGTTTGTCATAAAGATTTAGTCCCACCGAGCTTGCCCTTGTTTGACTTTTACCAAAGACATAGACCCGAAATGATAAAAGTTCTTTATCCGATAGTGGCATGGCGGAGGCAAATACAATGCGGTAAGTATTTGCCGATGTCTTTTGGGTGTACAGGTATGATAATCCCAAAAAGGGGCTTTGATCATAAATATCATCAAACAGCACACCGCTGTATTTGGGTTTGGGCTTATCCACCGACAAAAACGCCATTGGTACGCCCTCACACGCCACATCGATATAATAGCGTTTTTCAGGATAAATGGTGCTGTCATCGTATTTTGATAGAGCATGACGAAGTGGGTAAAAATCGCCTGTTTGCTGTCTGCCTTGATTATCACGATAACGTATATTTTTAAGCATGACATCATAAAAATCTTTGGTGGCATTGGGATTGGCTCGCCAGTATAGCCTCTCTTGGCGTATGTACATGTCTGCGACACTGGGGTCTTTGATAAATTTAAGATACATATCACGCTTGTTAGAGGAGCTATCTGTCCCATCAAATCGGTTAAGCGTGCCTGATTTGATCAGCCCAAAAACACTAGTGCTGTTGTCAAAGGCAATCGAGCCATTGCCGTTATAAATTCTAAAAATGCTCATGGTATCTTACAAAGGAATTTCATTGACATAGCCATAATCGATCACGCAAGGACACACCACCGCTCCTTTAAAGGTCAAAGAGTGATACACCCAAAAACCCTTGTCGGTGGCGGTGATGGTGATGGGACTGATGATGGCATTGGTATCAGCCTCATAACTGACAAAATAAATGCGTTCACGCCGATGGCGTTTGCCGTCTTTGGTGATGAAGGCAGGATAGTCGATGAAGGCTCTGCCGTGCTTATCTAGCGGTGTATTTTTGTCAAAGACAAATGAGCCTTGTCTTTTAAAATAATCACCAGCGATTTGCCCCAAACTCTGTCCAGTTTCGCTAAATAAATGCAGTCCGATCATGACAAAACCCCAAGCTCAAACGCTTTTTGCCCATTGGCATACCAGCCTGTCAGCCCTCGTGAGGTGAGCTGTATCTTTGTGCCATCACCAAAAGATGAGTTAATTTCAAGCTCGCCGCTTTTATACAGTCGCCAACCGCTCCGCCCTGCAACATAGTTATCAGACTGTATGCTATCAGCAATGTGTAGCATATTGATAGACGCTCTGGCAATATGAGCCGTGTTAAACCACGCCCCAGCAGGATAACTCACGCCATCCACAACCGCAGGACGAGTGTTAAAAATAAACGGCTTTTTGGCGGTTTTGGTTGCTCCAAAGTAGATTTGGTCGGCATTGATGCCAAAACGGCTCGTAACACGCCCATTTTGCAAATCGCTCATCAAGCCATAACCGCTGATAAAGCCGTTGTTATCCACCGTTACCGCCTTAATCGCACGCACGCCATTGACTGACCGCTCCACATTTTTGATGCTTGCGGTCTGACCGTTTAGGGTGGTCTGCAAGGTGGAGGTGCGGCTTGCCTCACTGGTCAGCCTGTCATTGATGCTCTCGACATTGCTTTTGACCTCATCGAGTGCATGAGCAGTAGCGTACTTGCCGTTTGGCTGATTCATCCGAGCAGATAGCTGACTGATACGCTCTGACAAGGCTTGCTCTTTTTCAGCAAGTGTTCGTTTTACCTCATCAATCAATGCCGTGGTGTCGGTGTACTTGGCGAGTACGGCTTGGACAGACTGCCTTGAGCGTCGTGGCTGGCGGTAGAGTATCAGCTCATTGTTAGAGCCGTAAATCCTCCAAGCGAATTCACCCACCCATTCATCGCCCACCTTGCGTAAGTCTCCGATTTTTGCTGAGCCTGATGCGCCTGAGTTATAGACAGCAACAGATGTGAGGTTTTGGGCATTTTTTAAGGTGATTTTTACCTTTTGCCCTGCGGACAATTGCTCTTTGATGGGGTAGCTGATACCCCAATCGGTTGATACTTTCGTCTGATCGCCACCAACAAGCAGGTTGTCGCTTAGACTGGCGAACTTGGCGTCGATCGTCTCACGCATCTGATTGATGGCTTGATCTTTGTTGCTGATGGACTGCTCCAACCGTCCAATCTTAGCACTAGTCTGCCTATCAGCAGACTTGTACGCTGTGTCAATCTGAGAGATACGCTCTGACAAGGCACTGTCAGCTTTTGTGAGTGTGCGTTCAAGTGTGCTAAGATTTGCCGCTGCTGTTCTACCAGCTTGTTTGTAAGCACTATCCAACCGACCAATTCGTTCTGATAACGCTTGCTCTTTATCAGACAACGATTGCTCAACTCGTCCAATCTTAGCACTAGTCTGTCTGTCTGCGGATTTGTATTCTGCATCTAACTGGTTAATGCGTCTTGATAACGCTTGCTCATTGCTGACAATGCTGTCTTGCACAGTCTGCATTCTTGCGCTCAAGGCATCTTGATTGCGTTGCTGACTGACCGCCATTTCGCCAAATCGTCTTGTTAGGTTGCTTGTGCTGGTGGCAACATCTCTGACTTGGGTAGTGGTATTACCCAATGTCTGCTTGATGTTGACAATCTCTTGACTTTTGGCATTCTTGTCGCTCATCAAGTCATCAATACTGCGATTAAGCTGGGGTAATCGTGCGTTGACTTGTTGCACCGCTTGTTCAATCGTTGGTATTTTACTGTTAAATCTTGATGCGAATTGGTTGATTCGTCCGTCAAATCCTGCAAACTTATCATCAAAGTCTGCAATCTTAGCGATTGGCTCTCGAAGCGCACGGTCTAAGTGCGACTCTGTGATATGCCCGCTGATTAAGTCCAGCACTTTGGCGGCGTCCGCACTTGTCGTGCCGCCCATCCAGTCTGTCCAGTCGCTCGCATTGCCCAACTTATCCACAATGCGCGCACGATAATACTGGGTCAGATTGCCTTGTAGCCCTGTGATTTCATGCTTGTTGGTGGGATAAGCAAACGTGCCAAGGGTTGTGATGTTTGTGCGGCCGTCAGGGCTGACCTGTATTTCTGTGTAGTTGGTATCTGCCGAACCTGCATTAAAATTCCAAGCCAGATCCATACCAAATAGCTTACCTGTGGCGGTTAGGCGTGCCAATCGTGGCGGTTTGCCAACTTTGCCCTGTATCTGTGTCAAATTAGAATGAGTGGCAAGGCTTGCCTGTCCAAAGGCAGAAATAGCCGTTACTCGTGCTTCGTATTGCCCTGCATAGACACCAGAGATTTCAATGGAGTTTGTGCCTGTCGGTGGTAGAGCTTGCCAGTTGCCGTTGTCTTTTCGCCATTCCACTTGATATTTGACTGCACCTGCTACTTGCTCCCAGCCGATGACAAGGGTGGTCATGCTCACGCCTTGATTGACCGTGTGATAGCTTGACAGATTGACCGATTTGGTGGGGGCTTGTACCGCGGGGTTAATCACACTAATCGGACGCTCGGGGGTGTACGCACCGTGGTCGATGGCATCGTATTTGGCTCCGTTATACTGCACGGCAGTGATGGTAAAAGTGTGGTTATCGTCAGCCGTTACCGACAGCACACGAAATTTCATCGTGGCAAGGTCTTGACTATCCAGCACCCAGACATTTTCCGTGCTGATGTTGCCAAAGGCTTTTGTTACCGTGATTTTGTCACCACTGACCGAGCGGATTTGCCGTCTTTGGCTAATGCCGTCATCGCCATTGATGACAAGGGTATCGCCAGCTTTGGCAGTAATGGGGCGGTCTAGGGTAATCACGGTTTTGGTTTTATTGACGGCAAGCACACGACCGCCCGTGGCACGCCCTGCAAACAGCTCATCACTGATTTCAATCACTTTGGCAGGGGCGGGGATAAGCCCATCAAGCCCAACTTTGAAAGTTACCATTCGTGTTTCAAGCTGTTCGGATTTTAACGCCCACAGTCCTGCACGCTGGGCTTGTCCACGAGAAGTGCAGCCCCACGCAGAAATGTCCGCCACACGCACGCCAAACTTAGCAATCGCTGCTTCATCTCTGACATATTCGTATTCGGTCTTAAAATGATTGGCAGGATTGTCCCACGCCACCTTTGCCACGGTGCGGCGGTCACGAGAGCGTGTGCCTGTGTATTCAAACATGCCATCAATGACATTGGCACGACTGAATGAATAAATGCTGTCTTGGGGAATGTCCGCATCTAGTACAATGCTTGTGCCGTCCCAGTAGGAAATTGCCCGAAATACGCCTGCAAGTCTGGAAAGTAGCTCAAACGCGCCGTCCGCTGACTGAATATAGACATTGACGGTAAAGCGTGGCTCTTGTCCGCCCATGCCATCATCAACCATTTCATCACAGTATTGGGCGAGACGATACAGTGACCATTTATCAATCATGCTGCCTGTTAGGCGACCACCCAGTCCGTAGCGTTCGGCGGTGCATAGGTCGTAATAGACCCACGCTGGATTGTTGCTGTACGCCATCTTAAATTGTCCGTCCCACATACCTGTATAGGTGCGAGTAACGGTGTCGTAGTTCGTTGGTACTTTGATGATGAGACCACGACAACGAGCCGACATCTTGGCGATGCTACCAAAGCTTGACGCATCATAACGCAGCCCCAAAAGAGCGGTATTGGGATAACGAAGTTTTAAATCAATGACTTCTGTGATGGCTGACACATACATCTTATCAGAGACAAAATCACTGGTGCTGTTCGGTGTGATACGGCGAACACGCAGCTGCCAGCCTACCTCAGCTTTTGGTAGGTCAATACGGTGGCTTCGTTCGTAAGCGTTCGATGTTTTGGCATTGATGGATGTATTTAGGGCTTCGACCCAGCCACCGTTGTCGGTTTTGACATCGATGGCATAATCAATCTTTACGCCTGACACATCGCCATTTTCACGGTTTTGCTGACGCAAAGCCCCCCATTTTAGACGCACCCGCAGAGCATCAAGATCAAGATTATTAAAGGCTTTGATGTAAGGCGTACCGTGTTTTAGCTCGACATTAACCGCCGTTTCACTGGCGACATCAGGAAAGCCATCAATGTACTCTTGGTCGTTCGTGCCTGTGCGAAAATCCACTTTGACATTGGGAAAGTTAAACTCGCCATTGTCATTTTGCAGGGGCGTGTCTTCCAAATAGACGGATTTATAGCCATTGGCCAAACCTGCAATCTCGCCTTCGCCCAAGCCATACATGATACTGATAAAAGCTTTGGACTGAGCAGAGTCGGGGGCAATAACAGGCTGTCTTTGTTTGCCTTGACCTTTTTTAGAGCCGTAGATTTGCATTGTTTTATCCTATAAATTTAAAAATACAATCACAACATATCTTCTGATAGCTGGCTTGCCGACAGGATGAATCCGCCGATTTCTCGCTCGCCATACAAAATCGGAATGGGATTGCCTTGTGCGACCGTCGTAACCGCACTGCCAAAGCCTTTGTTGGCTTTATTACCGTCTTGGTTATTGTCCTGCGTATCTACCTTTGGCATGAGCATCTGAGAAATACCGCCTGCCATTAAGCCAATACCTGCTCCAATCAATCCTGCACCGACCGCACCAGCACCCCCAAAGGTCATGCCAGTAACCACGACACCTGCCACAACCATGACCGCTCCAAGGACGGTTTCAAGCAAACCTGCTTTTTTTGAGCCTTCTACCACTGGCACGACACGAATCACTTTGGCGGTGTGGGTCATCTCAAGTTCTGTTTCACCGATGTTGTGTTTGTCATGGAAGACGGCAAAGCGTAGCCCTTGTCTGTGAGCATTCATCATAAACGCTTCAAAGCCGATGAGCTGCACGCACAAGGCACGCATGGCTTCCTTTGTACTGCCCACTGCCAAGTTAAAAGATTTTCCGAATTTACGGGCTAAGATGCCGTGTAAGATGATGGTTTTCATGGCTGATTTTTCCCCAATAAAAAACCGCCCATGATGAATCATGAGCGGTTAAAAATGTTTTATTTTTGGATAACAAAAAAGCCAAATAACCCATACATTTTTTAACATTTTTGCAAAAAAATTGTATAAATTACTTGACTTTTAATGTAGTATTTACTATAATATAACACATCAAGCAAGGGTTGCTTGATTGGTAAGATGGTAGCCATCGTTACCATCATAACAAGGAGTAAAACGATGAAAACGACCCTTGAAATCCTCGTAATCATCGCTCTGCTGTTGCTAAGCTATCCAGCTTACTAACAGTAAAAGCCTAAAGCGAGTACCAGTCGCCAAGGCAGGTTAGGTGGAAACGCCTAGCCACTCCTTACCTATTATCATAAGATAATTTAAAACAAAGGTCAAGCATCATGCCTAAAATTGTCAAAACTCCAAAAACCAAAGCTCAAATTCAAGCTGACTCTGATGCCAAACGTGGCGTAAAGGTGGCAAGCTATAAGTTTCCCATCGAATTTATTGACGAGCTGACCGCTTTATCTGAAAAAACAGGACTTTCACGCTCTGCCATTATCATGCAAGCTGTCAAATCGTGGGGTCAGACTTTATGAGCGAATGATGACGCACAACAAGCACCACCCTATCCGCCCACCCCTTGCCATAAATCTCACGCACCGACTGCCGTCCGTAGGGGTGGTGCAGGATTAGAGTGTTGCCCACGCAAGGCGGTGTGACTTCGCTTTTGAGTGCGTCATTATCGCCAAGCCAAATCACCGCATGATTAACATGGTGCGTGCGTCCGACACGACAAAGCAGGACATCGCCATATTGCAAATTATCTTTGTCTACTTCCACAAAGCCTGCTTTTTCAAAGTTCTGCTCATACAGTGGGGCGTGATTGGGATCTTCCCACCAAGCGTCTGTTCGCTCAAAGTCTGGTAAATCAATGCCAAATTCACGGCGATAAAAATCACGGACAATGGCATAACAATCCTGCACGCCATGAATGTAATTTCGCCCTAATAAGGGCGGTCTATACCCACACGGATCATACACGCCAAATGACGGCTCATCGCCGTATTCTTGCTTGGACACCGCGACAATGACCCACGGCACGCCATGCAGCTCAATCTGTAATTTATCTAAATCAGACGGCAACACACCACCGTCAGGGTGGCTATGGACGATGGCTTGTATCTCGCCTATGCTTTCCGCTTTTGCAAAATCTTTGGGGCAAAGAGTAAATTGCTCATTGTCATGGGCGGTGTTGGTGCAGGCAATGTATTTGTTATTCACAATCACGCCACAGCACTCAGCAGGATAGCAGTCAAGGGCGTGGGTGGTGATTTGGTCTTTAAGGGATTTGGTGAGTCGCATAATTTATCCAAAAAAACCGCCTAAACAAATAGACGGTTTTTGTGCTTAGTAAATTAAATGTTATTCAAATTGCTTGGCATTTTCGGCGAATTCTACCGACTGACTGTCTGCCAAATAATAGGCAATATCAAGCAAGGTGTCTTTATGCACATCGCTTTTTTTGGCAACAGTCAGCAAAGCGGCAATCCAATCCAAATAGCCAGAAGCTAGCGTGTGGGCATCGTATAAATCCATCTTGTTAACTTGTCTCATTTTGCACCTCCAAACTCTACAAAGGGTAGATACGGTTGTAATTTAATGGTAAGTTCCAATACTCGCTCTTTTGCTTTGGGTTTAAATTGCTTGCCTGTTAAATTAAGCATTTTCCCTGCTTGACTTGCCATATCACTAAATTTTTCAAATTCTAAGACGGCTTTGTTGTATTGGTCTAGTAGGGTGTAGTTTTGATACATACCTGTTTGACGAATTTGGGGTAATACTTCTTCAAAGACCCAGTCTTGGAATTTGACCGCACTCTTTAATTTACTACCAAAAATCAAACGGTAAACATCAGGCTCGTAGATGACACGCATTTTTTGGTTTCCACCTTCGGTTTCAAGGGTGGTGTATTTCGCACACCCCTTACAATGTTGGCGAATTGCACGGTTTACTTCTTGATAACCCAAAACTTTTGCCACATCTTTGGCAACAAACATTGGGGTTTGGTTGTCATCAAGCACCACACGCACATTGTGGTTGTCAAAATTAAAGACAACAGGGGAATTTTCTTGCATAGTAGCAAGGTCTCGTGTTAAAGTAGTCATGTTTGACTTACTCCTTTTCATTGGTTAAATGTTAAACACTCGCCCTTATTTGCTTTTGTCGGATAAATAAGGGCTTTTTAGTGTCATTTAATGCACCTAATTTAGTTGCATTGACGCTATTATAGATACATGATATAATAATGTCAATACTTTTTTAGGAAATTTTTTCATGACACTTCAAAAAGATTGGACAAAGACCCAGCTCCGACTGCCCCCAGACCTTCACCCATTAGTTAAGCAGTATGCCAAAGATAATGATTTATCCATGAATACTGCGATTGTTGAACTATTAAAACAAGCCTTAAAACCTCCCACCCAAACCATTGCCCCTGTTGGCATTGCCTCACCTAACATCATTGAACAAAGGTTAGATGAGATAAGCCAAGACATCAAGGAGCTAAAACAATCATTAAAAAAACCGCTTGATTAGCGGTTTTTTCACCCCACCAAACTACTGGCAGGACAGCCACCAAAGGGCAAGGGCTTATTTTTTCCAAATCGGCACACGCACGATTTCATGCGACCACCGCATTTATCCATGATGGGGTTGTCGGTAGGGTTGTCGTGCTCATCAAACATTGTCGCCCCTGTATAGCCGCATTCTTCGCCACGATACTTACCCACAACCGCCCAATGGCAATAATTGGTAATCTCTCTGACGGGGATTTTTAAGCCTTCAAGGTCAATGGGGTTGGATAATTCAAAGGTTACTTGCTGGGCGTTTTCTGATGTTTTTTGCTCCACAAACCAAATTTGCTCTTTGCATTCATCGCTTGCCGTAGGGTTGCCACCGTCAAAATTAACCGCATCTAGGTATTTGGCAAGGGTGGTGATGACGGTAAGTTTGGCATGGGCAAAATCGCTAAACTGCAAGCAATACGCCGACACCGCACCTTGTACCCCTGCGATGTTATTGGCAAGGGTCAGCGTGGGGGTGCTTGCCCTGCCGTCTGACCGCATTTCAAGCCCTGTGACATTTAGGGCTTGGGGGTTGTACTCTTTGCCACGGAAAGTAATCACACCATCGTTTTTGTCGTGATTGTGTCCGTGAAAGCGTAAAATGCCCGCTCCAAGTTTACTTGCATCCAGCTCAAAGAGCGTTACCACGCCATCGACGGATAATTTTTGAAAGTCGCTGTTTAATGGCATAAGCCCTCCAAATAAAAAACGGAAAAGTAAATTTTTCCGTCTTTGCTTGTGTTATGCTTCTTCGCCTGCCAGTTCGTCGGTTGGCTCGCCATCATCTGTATCTTCATCGCCAAGGTCATCTTCTATCTCATCAGTTCGTGGCGATGTGGCAAGCTCAATTTTGTAAGTCTCGTCTTCATAAGCAATGACAAGCTTATCAATGGTCATCTTGTGCGTAGACTGGGCGTAGCTGATGGTAGAGCTAAGCCAACTCAAAAGGCTCGCCTCGACCAAACTGGTTCTTTTGCCTTTGGATTTATTTGTTTTAATCTCATAACCGTCTTCGGCTGAATAGTCTAGACTGATTGATTGGATAGCATCCGCATGGTCATGTGACATATAGTGTCTTTGATGGACAAATTGACTCAATAGGTCAAGTTCAAGATGGGTTAGGGTTTTCATGTTCTCTCCTAAAAATAAAGCCCCTTTGTGGGGCGTGTGGTTAAAAGACTTGTTCAAATTTCAAAGATATCTGCCAAAAGTTGCCTTTGCGTTGGCTTACGTCATAATCTTGGCAGACATACTTGTTGGTTTGACCGTGTGGGTCGTTCCAGTAGAAGGGCTTAACGCCACCATGCTCATCTAGAAAGTCTTTGATGGGTTTGATGACACTTGCCCAGTCGCCAGTTTTGCTACCACTCCAATCGGTGCGTTTGTTATTAATACCAAAACTCACACGCTGGGCATAGCCATCACCAAACTGCGTCTTACTGACCGCATGGCGAGTGCTGGCAGACGCTCCCATGTTCATTTTCCAAGTGAAGGTTTTTAGATTATCTGCCATAGAGTAGTCCCCCTTGTCGTCGTTCCTGCATGAATTGATGGCTAACTTCAGATTTCACTTCGCTTTTAATCGCCTTACCAATCATCACCAATAAATCACCGTTGGGCTGTTGCTCCACGGTGGCTTGTGCATTGCTGTGATTGTGGATGATGACATTGATGGGCTTGCCATTACCCATACTTGCCAATTTATCATCTAAGGCTTTGGCGGTGTGCTTCGGCAGTACTCGCTCGCCTTTTTCAAGATTCCAAGTGCCTGATTTTGGCACAGACATAATGCCGTCGTGAGCTTGTCCGATGGGCATTGTTACTGACTTAATCGCACTGACGATTCTCGCCCCATGCGACACCGCCAACGCCATGTCAGGTAGGCCTGCAGGGAAGCCTTTGGCGAGACCCTGTGAAATGGCTTGTTGCATGGCAATTCCAGCTTGGGCAATGGCAAAACCCTGCTGCATGGCGAACATCGCGCGGTAGACCTTAGACTGCTTGCCCAGTCCGTCTTTGGCGATATTAGCCAGTGAGCCAAACAGACTTTCAGACTCTGTCAGTATGAGCTTGTTTTTGGCCTCCTCGTAGTGCTGTTTTGCCGCCGCTCGTGCCTGTTCGCCTTGCTCGGTGATGCGTGTCAAAGCGTCTTCGTTGTCTTTGTACAGCTGTTCTTGCTGATCCAAAAAACCCTCAATCATATCAAGCCTGCTTTGATGCTCTGATTCTAGTTGCTCCATAGCATTCATCGGTACGCTTGGCAAATCAAGGGCTTGTTTGAGCACGCCAAAGCTGGCATCGAGCGGGTCGATGGGGCTTGTCATTTGCGGCATGTCTTGCATGAGCTTGTGCTGCTTGGCGATGACATCAAGCTGGTTTTGCAAGGTTTCAAGTTTTTTGCTCTCTTCGTCTTGCAATTGTTCCAGCACGCCCTGATAGGCACTCTGTGTAGCAAGCATCTGTTGGCGTAGCTTGAGCTGTTCGGCTTGATTTTTGATGAGTGTGTATGCTTCGGTATCATCAAGCTCTGCTAAGTGGGCATATTTATCAAGCGTGGCTTGGTATTCATGCTCAAACGCAAGCAGCTCTTTACTAAAATCCCCCTTAGCCTTGACCAGCTCGATTTGCTTGTCAAGCTCACCGATGCTCTGATTGGACGCATGAGCATACGCCACCCAATCTGCCAACGCCATCTGTGATATGGCAAAGCCCAGCTTGCCTGTGGTCTTAATGATGCGTTCGCCTTGTTCGTTAAACTCGATCACTTCATCTTTGAGCAGTGAAAACTTATGGCGTGAATTGTCAAGGCGTCCTAACAGTTCAGCGGTCTTGCCTTCACGCCCAAGATTCATGTTATCGATGGCGGTCTGCTGTACCAGCTTGTCCAGTTCATCATGAATGATGTCAATGTCCATCGCTCGTGCGGCATCTTGCAGCTGTTTTTTTAGTGCCTTATCAATGCCCTTAAACTTGCCATGGTTAATCTCCCAGTTTACCTTGTCGATTTCAAGGTTTAAGGGGTGTGCCATCTCATAGCGTAGCTTTTGCCATGATAGGTGTTGTTCTTTGATGGCATCGGTCAAAGACTTTTGGGCGTTTTCGTTTTTCTTGGCTTTATCGGCAGCGTTTTCGCTCGCCTTGCTGGTGGCATCCAGTGAACCAGCCAAATCATCGTGAGCGTCTTTGGATTGGTTGGCGGCATCTGTTATTTTGTCGTGGGCAGCGAGTAATTTGTTTTCTAAAAACTGGTTGTTATTGGACCTAACCGCATCAAAAAACCCAGCCACGCCAAAGTCTATGCTGCCATAGCTCAATCGCCCAAAGGACACCGAATCTAATCGCTTGATTTGCCCACCACCAAAAAAATCAGACACAGCATTCATGCCACCGATGAGAAAATTGATCTTTTTGCTGACATGATTGATGAGACCTTCAAAGACCGAGGTGGCAAAATTACCAATGCCTTTGAAGACATTACTGATGGCCGTGCCTAGTGATTTGATGTTTTTAAAGGCATATTGACAAAAAGTCTTGATGGTCGCTGATGCCAAATCAAATACCCGAGCGATGACTTGCAAGACCCCCACAAAGCCACCACGAGTGCCTTTAAACAGCCCACCAAAAAAGCCCAAGACCTGATTGGTGGACTGTTTGCCATCTGATCTAAAACGGCTAAAAAAATCCAGCGTAACATCGCCAAGCCATTTAAAGCCGCGAATGCCAGCATCCACCATCTGCCCAAGCAATTCGCCCAGTACCGCCGTCGCCTCAGACAGGCTATCCATCGCCTTTTGTAGTCCCATTGTGCGTACAATGACGGCAGAGATGACGCCAGCAATCACCATCAAAGGATGTCTTAGGAGGATGCGACCTAGTGAGGTTAAGGCGGTGGTAACACCCATCACACCTCGACCCAGCAGGGTTGCTGATGCAATGCCTGCTTTTTTGGTGGCAGTCATCACGCTAAAATTGCGAGCGGTGGCAAGTGCTTGTGTGCCTGATGCTTTCAGTGCTGCTATGTGAGCAGGGGCTTGGCGAATGTATGCCATCACTGCCGCTGTTTTTGCTTTGATGGCGACGGTCAGATGGTGTATGCGAATTTGTGTGGATGTCGTGCCTGACAGCAGCGACATCAAAGCATCGCCGAGTCGCTGGGTGCTGGTAGCAGCAGCCACATTGCTTGCGATGATGCCAGCGTTACTTGATGCCCACGCAGCACCAAGACGCACAACGCTGGCAATCGCTCCACGAGAAAACGCCAGTACTGCCATGAGAGCTGATGCCATGACCACTTGGATATGTTTGCTGACCCAGTCTAAGGCAGTGGATAAGCCAAACGCAGCCTGTTTGAGTAAATCCATAAAACTGGCATCACCGATGATTTTGGCATCGCCGATGGCAAGCAGCAGGTTTTTGTAGCTTCCTTCAAGATTGGCAATTGCCCCATCTAGGGTATTCATTCGCTCTGCCATCGCCCCAGCAAAGTTGACATTGCCGATGTCAAGCAGGTATTTTTGAATGTCTTTGGCGTTTTTACCCACGGTTGTGGTGATGCCTTGAAAGGTAAAAGCAACCTTGTCTTTTTGCTGGCTTGCCTTGATGCCAAACTCTTTTAGGCGTTCAAATTCAAAAGTTGTGGCATCAGCGACCGCTTCAATCATTTGGCTTAAGTCTTTGCCCATTGCAGACGCGGTATTGCCAAAGCTAGTCATGCTTTCAATACTAGGGTCAAGACCTAAGTTTTTCAGCTTGGCAAACCCATCGACCGCTTGTGCCAAGTCATAAGGCGTGGTCTGGGCAAAGTCTTTAAGCTTGTCCATTTGCTCGGACGCTGATTGTGCCGAACCTGTGGCGGTGATTAGGCTTGCATTTAAAACATCAAACTCACGGCGTACAGACACCATGCTACTGACAGAAGCAAATACACCTGTAGCAGCTGCAATTCCTTTGGCAATAAGACCGCCCATCTTAGATAGCTTGTTAAGACCCAAAGTGGCTTTTTGGGTGTGCTGTGTTAAGTTATTCATGCCTTTGGACGCTTGGCTTGTGGCATGAGTGATGGAAGATTGCATCTGCTGGGCGGCTTGCTTGGATTGCTTGCCGACTTTGCTGATATTTCTGGTAAATTGAGCGGTGTTTGCCGCCACATGAATTTCGATGCCCAATGACATGAATTTCTCCAATAAAAAAGCACTCATTACGAGTGCTTTGCGTTGATTTTATCGGCATTATCCACCCAAAGTTAGGTAGTCTGTGCTTTTGGCGTGATGCTTGATTTTTTGGGTGTCTTTACTACTGGCTTTAACAATTAAACTGCGTCCATCATCAAAAATAAGCTGCAATAAGTGCATTTTTTTCGCACCCAATAATGAGCCAACCACAGCACCTGCCATACCAGCAAACATACTCTCGGTAGCGATTGCCAGTGCACCACCAAGTAACGCACCATCTATCATTGATGGTTGATAATCGCCATCTTGAGTGATGATTTCATTGACATGAGCAAGGTTTTCTTGACGCAGTACGATATTTTTGCCAGTGTGAATACACTTTAACGAAAAACCACCCAGCATATAATATAAAGGTTGCTTTTTGTCAAAATCATCAGAGGTAACGAATTGTAACCGCATGGGAACTCCACATCACAAACGCTCATCTCATCATACCCCAATCCCTACACCTTTTCAAGCCATGCCCCACAAGCGTGCTTGCAGGGTGGTTTTTTTGGTTTAAGCGATTGTTAGTGAAACCCAACCGACCAGTGTATGTTGCTCAAGCGTTCAGGGTTCATGCCGTTGTAGCCCAGATGTTTGCCGATGTAGCTAGCAAATATCGCAGCATGAGTGATGTGGCCGTGTATCTCGCCTGACAATTTGGGGCTTAGCATTCTAAACGGCTCTTCAATGGCTTTATACCAAGAGTAGATGAACTGTGTGTGCCATGCCAGATTTTGAGCATTGATGGATAGGCTCTCGCTCATGGGGTTTTGTACCTTGACCATCAGCCCATGCACATACTCCACCGCTTGTTCCACCTGCTCTTTGGATAATTCTTTGATTTCATCAATACCAAATCTTTGATGAACCATTTTATAAATGGTAGAGTAATCCAAGCGTAACACACCTGTTGCCATACTCACTGCATTACGAAGTGGTAGGGTGTCGGCTGATGATAGGCGATGATTGGCCGCCGCACCATTATTCCAATAATCAAATAAGGCTTGATAACATTCTTTTTTGTAAGCAATCAATTTATCTTTGATTTGTGGATTGACACGGTTGGTATCTACACCGAACAGCCAGCCATTCAAAAGTGTTAATGGCAAACAAACCACATCTTGAAAACCACCTTTTGTAGGTGTTCGTATCATACGAATACCTGCGGCAAGCACTTCATCACGCTTGATACGCTCAAATTGGGCGTTCCAAGATAAACCAATATTTTCACAAATTGGTTTAAGTGCGGTATAAACCACATTATCTTGAATGGTTGCCAATAAAGTTTGACCGTGAAAGTCAATGGAAGTAAGTTGATTAGACATTGGCTAATACTCCTGTGTATTGAGATTTAACCCTAGTTTGAAATAGGGTGGACAAGATGTTCAAAACACCGTACACAGTCGGCTGTGCAGTCTCACGAGTAGCACCATCTTGCCCATAACAGAAAGTAATAGGCAACAAAAAATCGCTAGGCGTAGCGATGACGCTGTGTAAAATCGGTGGTTTTGAAACACCTTGTGTCATACAATACGCTTTTTGAGCGGGATTGTCAAGGGTGATGAGGGTGTCGCCCTTAAAATTGACAGTAGCGACCTTTTGTGATACATTAGACATAGGAATATTTCCTTTGTTACGGTTGATATTTCTAAATCCCCAAGTTCCGCCAAGAATTATTGGGGATTTTTATTGCGTTAAAGTTCGGGCTATACTATAATAACCCTACTGGGGACATATGATACAACCCCACTGGGGTTAAGTCAAGTTTTTTTTAAAATTTTCAAGGTATGGGCATATGCCCACACCTTAACAAAATAAGGTTATTGTATGGGTCAGCATTTAAATGCGGATTTTAAAATCCGCCTACCACACGAGCTTAAAGATAAGGTTAAGATTTCCGCCAAACAACATAACCGCACAATGACCGCAGACATTGTAGCAAGATTGGAACAAACATTTAATTGTGAACAAGGCAATGAACAACGCCCCGTAATCAATCAAAATTCCATATCATACCTTGATACCACCGAACTACTTCAAAATCAAGACACTTGGAAACGCTCACAAGTACGCTTACCTAATAGTCTCTACCAAGTGGTCGCCAAATATGCAGAAGATAAAAGTATGTCGCTTAATACCGCTATCATTCACCTTTTGGATATAGGCTTGGTAAAGGAAACTGAAAGAATGCAAAGCATTCGTGAATTAAGGCAGGCATTGAATGAAGCTAATGCCAAAATGCAAGCTCTTGAAAACCAATCAGGGCAATAAAAAAGCAAGCGGTTTTTGCTTGCTGTCTATAGGCAGTTGCCTTTATCATACAGGCAGGTGTGGTCATATGACCACACCTGAATTTCCTACCCTTTTTTAAGTTTACACTTGCTTTGCCTGATGCTTGGCAAACATCGCCATCAGTGCCTTAGCATCTTTTTGGGCTTGCTCTTCTGCCTTGTGCCGCTCGTACTCTTCACGCATCTCATCGGTCATGGGATTTGGGTCGATGGGCAGAAAGTCTGTGATGGTGTTGTCATCATTGCCCAATTTGGCATACAAAAGATGGGCAGTCTGAATGTCTTGGCGATACCCACCAAAGGGGTCTAGGCGGTCGTAGGCTTGCCATTCGACCAGCTCATCTACTGTGAGCGTGTGCTCAAGCTCACCCACCGTCCGCCCCAGTGCCAAGGCAAGTTTAAACAAAAACCGACGCTCATGGTCGGCTATGAGTTTTTTTCTGCCGTCTCCACCGTGCCAAAGTTGACTCGACTGACGGCTTCAACGATGTGTCCAATCGTCTTTGAGTCCAAATCTTCAATCTCTTTGGCATCGTCATCATCAAACAGACGCTCACCTTTTTCATCGCACACGCCATACAGCACCAATGCCACAGCAGCCGCTGTTTGGTCGTCTGCTAATTTGGCAAGTTTGCTTTGCTCGGCGACGCTGATGCGACGAATGAATAATGGCTCATCAATGCCATCAATGCTGACCTGCGTTGGTTTGCTTAGAGATTTGATTTTATTAAGTAAAGTAGATTTTTTCATTGGGTTTTCCTTTTTGTCTGAATGAACTGTTTGAGTTAGCCGATTTTGCCGACATCGCCTGTGATGGAGATGGTGCCTGTTTTACGCAGTTTTTTCTTGGTGTCTTCATTATCAATAGATAGCTTAGAGATGATGCCCTTAAACTTGCGTCCCTCGCTGGTGGCTTTGGTAAATTCAAGCTTAAAGGTCAGCTCAGCACCCGTCTCAAAAGCGGCGTTGATGATTTTTTGTCCTTCGTCGTTGGGTTCGTGGACAAACTCAAACTCAATCTCCGACTCCTCTTTGAAATCCACCACCGCCTTGACGGTGCGTTTGTCGTCGGTAGCGGTCACTTCATCCATCACCTTTTCTTCGGTGGGGACACCGCATTTTTGTAGATGCTCGACTTTTTTGAAATCATCTTCAGTGTTTGATACAGACAGCGTGTAAAAACTGTCAAGCAGATTGGCAACATTTTTAGCCATATATTACTCCTCGTTTGGCTGATTGGGTTTGGTTTGGTGGTTAAAAAAGACATCGATGCTGGCACGATACAGACCATCATCATGACTAAAATGAGTGCCGTCATGCTCACTCATGGGCAGCTCATCAAATCTATCTAAAATCTCGCCATACAAGGCAAGCAGTTCATCATAATCGTCATGATAAGCGTCTATCTGTGCCCGCACCCGCTCATGATGCGTGATGCCGTCCAGCGTGGTGATGGGTAGCGTTGAGACGATTTGATAGATGATATAAGGTGGCGTGTCGTCTGCCGCCTCTGGGATCAGATGCGGATAGACTTGTCCTGCCACCAAAGGTGATAAGGCGGTGTAGAGTAAAGTACTTGCGTTCATGACTTTTCTTAGGGTAATAAAAAACCGCCTTTGGGGCGGCTGCAACATCAAACAAATTGGCAATAAAAAAGCAAGTATTTATCAAAAATACTTGCTTTTTAAGTAGGTTTAACCTATGATATAAACATCAAGGCAAGGGGTAGGAGCCTTGCCTTGTAGGTTGTGAGTCTGCTACCTTGCAAATGCAGCTCTCCACCAATGTAAGGAGAATACGATGAAAGCCTTTCAAATCATCATCGTAGCGGTCTTTATCTTGTACAGCTTACCAGCTTACTAAGATAAACGCCTAAGTCAAAATCCATAAGGATTTGATATGGCGGAGCGGCAGGAAACACCGCTCACCCCTTACACTTTTTATCATAGCACATTTTAAGGATTTGTCAAATGCCAAAACTGACCGACAACCCAAAATCACGCACCCAAATCCAAGCCGACTCTGATGCTAAGCGTGGCATCAAGCTAAAAGCCTTTAAACTGCATACTGACGACATTGATTTTATCGTACAATCCGCCAAAAATCTGGGGTTAAATCAAAATGAGCTGATCGTTAAGGCAGTGCGAGCCTATGTGGCAGAGTCATTTTAATTTATCAATCCGCTCACCCAATTTCTTTTTAAATCGCGCCACCGCTTCGTCTTTGTTATGATCAAAGGCAGGGCGGAGAAAGGGCGTGGCTGGCATTTTGACCGTACCACGCTCTACCATATGCCAGTAAAAGGCGGTTTCGCCCGTCTTGCCTTTTAGATGGATGCCAATACCCACGGCTGCACGATGACGCTCATGGCTGTTCTTGGTAAGTCTTTGCCGACGAATAGATTTACGCAATAGCCCAGCTTGCTGCATGACATAGCGACCCTCGCCACGCTTGGCACGCTTAGATTTGCCCTTTCTGGCTTTACCGTTTTTGGTAAAAACGGTGGTTTTCTCACCTTGCCCTGATGACATATAACGGCGATAAGCAGCTTCGGTGGCTGGGGCTCGCTGCTTGGCTTCTTTGACAATGGGATTGGTGGCGAAATTGAGTGCTTGATACATCGCACGCCCACGCAAATCACGATCCAGCTCACCCAATGCCCGATCCAGCTCTTTTAATCCTTCAACTTTTACTGTGGCTTTCATGTCACACCTCTCAACATAAGCGTCAGATACGCACGCCCTGTATTATTATCCGCCAAAGGCTCACCGACAATCTCATACATTCGCCCTGCATATTGCACACGCATGGTGCCATCAATATCGGTTCGGTGGCGAATGGTGGCTCGTGCGGTGATGTCCGTGCCTTGGGCTTGCCCTTTGATGATGTCTTTGACCGATAAGGGGGTAAATTCAGCCCACAACGTCAGCACATGCTCCCACTGGGCGACTTTGACCGCTCCTGTGGCAGAGCGTGTGGCGGTAGGGCGGTAAATTTTTAGGCGGTGGCGTAGTTTGCCAGCCATCATCTCATACCCCCATATTTCTGTATCTTTGCATGATGGCTTCAAAGCCAAAAGGTATCGGCGTCGGTGTCTGATAGTCGTTATTCACCGCTTCGCGATTCTCATACCAGTGACCCACCAACAGTAGCAGCGCCTGTTGTTGTGCTGGGTTGTCTTCGTCCAGTTCGCCATCAATCCAGCCAGTGGCAAAGGCTTCGGCGGCATCAATATAACCGATCAACAAGTCATCTTCTTCGTTGTGTTCAATGCGGCACTGGTGTTTGACTTGTTCAAGCGTAATCATTCTGCCACCTTTTTCTTAGGCTTGGCTTTCTCAGCGATTAAGCCAAGTTTGATTAATCTTTTGGCGCTATTATCATCTTGTACGATGCGTGTATCGCCTTGGTAGTATTGTTTATCGCCGTAGTGTTGGCGTGTGACGGTGTATTCCATACCCCCTCCTATTTAAAAAACCCCCAAAGCGAACTTTGGGGGTTTTTGTGGATTATTTAGCCGCCAAATCGCCGTAGATGAACGCCTCAGGGCGGTACACCGCCAACGCCAAGCGCTCTTCACACAAGATGGTGACAAGGTTTCGCACAAAGTCGTCTTCGTTCTCGGTCGCAACAGCCACCGACAGAGCCTGACGATCAAAGATTTGCGCACCCATGTTAAAGGCACCGGTCAAGAATTTGCCGGTTTCCATGGCGGCGGTCTCTACCACTGGCAAGCCCCAAAGCGTGCGATTCGCCGTGCCTTGTGGGATGCCGATGATGTTACGACCGTCACCGTCTTTCATGAGCTCGATTTTTGCCCAGTCAATCGGATTTAGTACAAAGCCACTGGCAGGATATTCAGCCAGAACCGCTTGTAGCTGAGCCAGTCGCAGCTGATCAATGATGGTGTAGTTTTCCATAGACGCTTTGTCAGCGAATGCACTTGCCTGCGGGATAATACCCTTGATTTTGCCGTCTTCGCCGTCACCGTTCAAAAGTTGGCGGTCTTCCAACAGTTTCAGGCCATACGCCAAGCGACCGTTAATATAGCTTTGCAGCATGGACGCATCGTCTAGGATCTGACGCGATGCCTTAATGTAGTGCGCCAGTGTGCGTACATTCACCGTTTCTGTGCCAAACTTGATGTGCGATTGGGCTTTTTTATCACCTTCGTTGGCTTGAGCAGCCGCCGAGTTGGTGAAGCCTGTCTCTTTGACATACTCAATGGCGTTGCTGTCAGTCGTACCAGCCATCAGAAGGTCGCGCACACGCAGTTTTTGATCTGGTGATGCGATGATGCCGCCTAGGCGCTGAGTCTGCACCAGTGCACCTGCTGAGCCGTCAGCATCGGTGGTTAGGCTTGTAATGGTGGTTTTAAGTTCTAGTTTGGCATCTCGTCCAGGGCGTGGATTGTTCATGAACGACTTGAATTGTTCAGATTCATAAAGCTTATGACCGATGGACTTGGCAGGCTCGTTGTACTCGGTGCGGCGTGCTTGCTTTTGTTCCACATCGTCAAGGCGAGATTTCATCTCGTTCATGGCGGTCAAAGCTTCATCCACATCCCCTTTGAGGGTATCTAGGCGGCTTTCGCCTTTTGCCATGCGACCTTGTAGTTCTTCCCCTAAGCCTTGGATTTTATCCGTGGCTTTTTTTAGCTCGGTGGCAAGCTCTTTGGTGATTTCTGTCATATCATTCCCCATTGATTGATTTAAGGATTTGTAAGGTTTCTTTGAGTTGTGTTGGCTCACCCAACAGTTGGCGCAAGCCATGCGATGCGATGGAGCACGCTTGCGATTTGCTAAACCCTGCCTCACGCAGGAATTTTTCAAATTCTGGTAAAGTGGGCAATTTGCCCTGTTCTAAGGTGGATTTGACCGCATCAATGCGGCTGGCTTCATTGGCTGGCATGGTGACGACCGATACCTCTTTTAGATCAATCTCAAGAAGGTCATACACTTCTTTGTCTTCGTCGTACGCCCATTTGTCCAGCTTGTAGCCGATGGATAAGCCATCAATCGCACCGTGTTTTAGTAGTGTATGCGCCTCACGGGCTTTGGCAATCTCGTTGACAAATAGCTGACCTTCGCCATACAGCCCATGTTCATCTTCATACAGCTTATGCCATACGCCGATGACTTCGTCACGCTTATGCTGCCATAGTACAGGTGGCATTTTACCTTTGGCTTGCCAGTCGTTCAGCGATTTGGTGAAAGCGCCTTTTTTGACGCTGTCGCCGTAGCTATCCACAACCTCAAATACATTGCAATAGCCGCTAAAAAAGCCGTCTTCTTTGACGGCTTCGGCCTTAAATTGGATTGCTTTGGTTTTCATCTTCTTCACCCAGTTTATTAAGCGGTGTTAAATTCAGCTGCACGGTTAAATGGTCGCCCCCCGCCATCGGTGGCAAATCCTCCAAGGCTCTCACTTCGTTACGAGTCATCCAACCGTTTTGCAGGGCTGACATATAGAAATTGGCTCGCCCATGGCTGTCAGCGCGCAATAAGCCTTCTACGGCGAATTTTGGGGCATATTTGGCGCGTTCAGCAGGTGTTAGCAGCTTTTTCTTGATGGCTTGTTCTATGCGCACCAAGTTTGGGCGTAGTGAGTACATCAAAAACCCCAAATTCATGCCTTCAAGTGAGCTTGCCCATGAGCTTGCCTTATCGGTGTGATAAATAAGCTGTGGCGGTACACCAAAAGCACGGCAAATCTCTTCAATGCCAAAATAACGACTCTCTAACAGCTGTGCATCAGCAGGGTTCATTTTGACGGCGTTGGTGGCGACCGTCATGCCAGCTTCTAGCACCATGAATTTTCCGGCATTTTCAGGCTGTGAGAAGTATTCAAGCCCGGTTCTTAGTCGTGCTCGTTGTTCATCGCTTAGCACGCCTTGCCCTGTTTGCAAGAATCCGCCGGCTTTAAGATTATTGCCAAAAGTGTGGCTTGCCGCCGTGTTGGCTTCAATCTGCGCACCCATCACGCCTGCTTGATAGCGTATCGGTGACAGCCCTACCATGCCATCCATGGTAAAGCCCTTGATATGCAGCACATCATCGCTATTATGGACGACATCACCCACCAGATAGCTGATTTCGCCTGTTTTGGCTCTCTTGACGGTGGTTATCTCAGGGTCAAGCACATCAAGGCTCACCACTTGCCCTGTTCTATTGCGTGTGATAAGTGCGTAGGCATTGCCCCACAGGTCAAGACTAACAAGAATCGCCTCCCAAAATTCCGATGCCGTCATGTCAGCATTGGGCGCATCATGTAAGATACGCTGTAATGGGTGGTTGTTTGCCGTGGTGTTGTCATTCGTGCGTAGGTTCAGCGGTAGGCTTGATATGGTTTGACTTCGCAGTCGTACGCACGCCCACACCGCTGACAGTTTGAGCGACGTCTCAGCTGTTACCGCCGTGCCAGATGGCATATGCACCGAATTAAAAGGCGCTACCTCAGCGCCTTTATCCAGTCTTTTGCCGCCTGAGAACCAACGGGCATAAAACCGCTGCCACCAGTTTGTATCATTTGTTGTCATATTCTTACCAATAAAAAAACCCATATTGCTAAGAATATGGGCGAAATCAGCCAATAATTATATTATCCAAGAAGTCATCAATGCTGCCTGTATTTTGGTGCACATTGGCACGGCTCATTGCCATAATAAGCGCCACCATGCCGTCAATCTTGTTCTCAGGGCGCTCTTTGTTGGGGTAGATGTTATCTTTGGCGTCCACCTTGGCAACGACATTGGACGCTTGCCAAGTCAATATCGGACACCCCCCATGGGCTATTTTGCCCTGCAATATCAGTGCTTCTAATGCTTTCATGGGTTCGGATAAGTTTTGTACGGTGTGGCGAAGCTCCACCATCACCATGCCTTCTTTTTCCATCTCTTGGGCAAGCTGCGTGGCTTGCCAAGGGTCGTACGCCACTTCTCGGACATCAAAACGACCGTAAAATTCCCTTAAATCGTCTTTGATGGCATCAAAGTCCACTACCTCGCCCATCGTCAATGTCAAAAGCCCATCACTATCCCACGCACGGTAGCGGTCGGTATTGCTGTCAATCTCTTCTATCACTCGGCTGTCAGGCAGATAATAGCGTCCATGCACATGATAATGCACATCATCGCCGTGTGGCGGGAATAGCAGCACCAGCGCCACCATGTCAATTTTGGTGGCAAGGTCAAGACCAATAAAACACGGTCTGCCCGTCAGTTCAGACAAGGGCAGGCGCTCTGGTGCGTTCGCCCATTTCGCCATGTTAAGCCACGCATTTTGTGCGCCTACCCATTCGTTAAGGTGCTTTGTGCGAAAAATTGCCTGTTTGGCGGCGCTCATTTTGGCGTCTCGTTGGCGTGCCTGCAAGAATTCAGCCGATACCGATATATCCATGTTTGGATTTGCTTTTTTTAAGGCGATGTCGCTTGTCCAGTCATCGTCCTTGTCCATGCCATACAGCACCGCCCACAGGTCTGGAATCTCTACCGCGCCTTCTAGCATTCGTTCGGCATCTCGCACCATCTGATGGCACGCACCACCGATACTTGACCCTGCTGTCGTGATGACAAGCATGATCGGCTGTTCTCGTGCGCCCATACCTGTTTCCATGGTGTCGTACAGGTCGTTGTTTTTGTGCTCGTGGTATTCGTCAATGATGGCGCATGATGGGCTTGAGCCGTCACCGGGCTTACCGATGACGGGTTCAAAGCGCGAACCATCGGCAAGGCGTGCCATGTTTGATGCGTTTACTTCAATGCCAAAAAAATCTTTAAGCTCTTTTGTTCGCTCCACCATGATTTTGGCAGGTCGAAACACTTCCCACGCTTGTTTTTCGGTGGTTGCGCCTGAGTACACCTCAGCGCCGAACTCATTATCAGCACAGAACATATAATTGCCCACGCCTGCAGCGATGGCGGACTTGCCATTTTTTCGGCAAACAAAAATTAAAATCTTGGTGTACCTGCGATAACCTGTCGCACGCTTAATCCACCCAAAAGGAAGGCAGCAGGCAAAGATTTGCCACGGTTCTAGGCTGATTTTTTCGCCTTTTGAGGCCCATTTCCCCTTTGTATGCGGTAGAAGCTGAATGAATTTCGCCACTCGTTCAGCCTTAGCGGCGTCAAAATAATACGGATAATCTGGGTCGGCTTCGCTTTTGTGTAGGTCGTCTAAGTGCTTTTGGCACGCCAATTTGATGTACTTATTGGCAACGATGTCACCAGACAGCACGCCATGGATATAGTCTAAGGCTTTTTGTACATTCGTCATAGATCAGCAAAAGGGTTGGCAATGGGTTCGCTATTGGCTGCACCTGTCAGGCGTGTTCTTGACGATGGATCTAAGCCAAGCAGCGCCCCAAACTTCATCATTTGGGTTTTGGTCTCATTGATCACAGTCAAGGCAGGGTTTTTGTTCAGTTTTCCACTGTCATCTACAACAACCACGCCATGGCTCTCCACCATCTCTTCAGCCTCACGCCATCTGGCATAGCTCATGCAGAATGCTTCTACATTATGCACATCTGCCACGGTCAGCACGCCAGTGGATAGCAGCTCAGGCATGATGGTATGCCACATCGTCACAGCGGTATCTGTTAGCCATGATGGTGGCTCTATCTCGGTAATCTTAGCAAACTTCGGCTCATTCTTATTCAGCGCACGCTTACCGGGATTTCCTGTCAGCTCCTTAATGGCTGTCGGTTTCGGTTTTCGTCCTTTCATTAATTTCTTTACTCGTTCTCGACCCGCCCTAAAATTTCCAATTTCGCGGTTATAAAAAAAAGACTCAGGGGTCGGTTCCTAGGGCAATCGCTCCGAACTATCTACCCGCCCTCCCCTCCATGGCTGTCTTAGCTTGGTGACAACTTCGACAAAGTGACTGCAAATTACTTGGGTCATCTGTGCCACCGTGAGCCTTAGCAAGGATATGGTCTACATCGGTGGCGGTGACATATCTGCCTTGCGCCTTGCATGACTGGCAAAGATAACTGTCACGCTGCAATATCTGTGTGCGCAATCGCCTCCATGCACTACCATAGCCACGCTGTGATGCGGTGCGACCTTTCTGACTTTTGTGCCAGCCATACCTTTGATGGGCGTGTGCATCGCAAAAACCTTTGTCTGCTCGCCCAACAAGAGCAGCACAACCAATGGCTCGGCATGGTGTTTTCGGCATTATCTTATATCCAACAAAAAGCCCCTGCGATATGCAAGGGCTGGATAAACAAAAAGCCACAACCGTTTAGGCTGTAGCTTTTTCAAGTATGCCATAATTCTAACCCCTGCTGTCACAAAAATCAAGGGTTTTTTTGCATTTTTTTATAAACTATGCGCTCCGCCTGCTCAAGCATTCTTTTAACAATTTGTGGGTGTACAAACCGCTTTCTGCTGTCTGCATCATCCATATTCACCTGATGTGGGTATTCAAGCGGGGTCAGATACCGCCTTGATATCTGGCGGTATGACCAGCCCCAAACATAATGCGAAACTAGGACAAAATACAGCACGCCATACTCCGCCCTAAGCTTACCGACCGCTCTATCCACCGCCAAGGCTTCTTCGTCTGTGATGTTCGGCTCATTGTAGCTGCCATAGCTTACTGCACCATTGGCACGCATAAAGGCAAGCAGGGGCGTGTTGTGCTTATCATAGCCGTTATGCCTTGACCATATGCCCCATTCTTTGACAAGGTTTTTCATTTATCCCCCAAGCTCATCATAAACAACAAACAACAAACAGCGTGGGCAAGGTGTGGCAATCCGCTCTCATCGTCCACGCTCTCACCGCTCCACCACACATTCAAATGGCGATGGCACGCATTAAAATAACGCTCACGGGCATTTGGCACATTACGCCAATTATCCGCACCATATTTGTTCGCCCCAAATTCTAAGACCGCCACCACTTGCCAAAGTGCTTGATGTGGGACAAGGCTAAATCGTGGCTTGGCTTGGTCGTGTTTTTGTCCGTTGCTCATTATTCAATCACCAGCCCTATCAATTATCTTGAAATACTTTTGAACCTGACTTGGATAATGCACTGTCTCAACCCATTCTTTTGCATCGCCCAGACTGATAAATTGTTTGAATCGACCATTGCCGTAGTAGCAATAGAATGAATGCTTTTCAACCTGTATGGCATATTCACAAAAAGTATTCTTGCTGATGTGAGTCTCTCTGGCATGGCCATCAAAGCATGTCTCATTTTGTGCTGACCATTTGATTGTAGGTATCTCAAATCTCATACTTCCACCACATCAATATCATGGATAATTTTCATCAAATGTTTTTTGATTCGATATACTTTGTCTTTGCGTGTGATTGCACTTTTAACATCTTCAACCACCTGCTCGCCGGTTCGTTTGTCCAGGTAGACGAAATCGGCGACATAACGCACGCTGGGACGCTTGCGACTCTCTCCTGCTATCTTAACTCCACCAACCAAAACAAAGCTCTCTTGACACGTTAGGCCGTTGATAAGCCCTTGTTCTTGCCATGACTTCAGTGTCTTATAACGTTCACATTCTTTTTTGCTATCAAAGGTCATGCCCTCAAAAAGCACTCTCTTGTTGTTAAACTTGCTCATTTTTTACCTTTTAAAAAACTAATCATAAAAATTTTGATGATGCATTGTTGCGGATAAATGCGACACTCCTGTCTGCACTTATAAGCCTTATAAATAAAGGGTTATACTATTGTTGCAGACATACCCGCCCCCACCACCCCAATTCGGGGGTGTGTGTACCCCCTGTCTTTTGTCTGCAACAATGGCTTGAAGCCTTTACCCATAAGGGTTATAAGTGCAGACACGCTGTCTGCAACAATGCTCATTTTAAATCGTCTCCATCGTTTTTTCGTTGAAGTACTTTGGTAAAATAAAACATGCACGCTTGCGACCGCGTCCGCTTAGGGTGTCGATTGCCACCGCAACAATGCGCTCTTCAGCAAGTAGCGCTTTTAGCGCCATCTCACGTTGGACAGGCGTGCTCGCTGCAAATAGACGGCTAAATGTTGCCAAGTCGCGCTCAGTCATGCCATCCTTACCAGAGCGTTCAACCAACTCAAGAATCTTAAGGTAAAGGCGATGGAAATCACTGTCAGCGACCTTGGTTGCCACCTTATCCATAAAGTCCTGCCCATAATGCAGGACGTAGGATAACGCCCACCCTGCCAGATCGGCAGTAATCACAGGCTTATTATTATCAGCACAGATGGCTAGCATGGTGGCAAGCTTCATACTGTTCTCCACCCATCGGCGGGTCATGTCTGGCAGCTTAAATTCGCCATCTTGTTCCTTTTGGGCAAGTAGATCAGCCGTATCATCAAACAGGTCAAGCGCCTCGTCATCAAACTCAACCATGCGAGCAGATGGTGCGACATTGTGCGCAGTGTCTTTACCCGTCAAATCAGTGCGAGACTCACCAATAGGATTGCGCACATCCCGAGCCCACTCCACCAAGTGGCTCGACAATGGCACGCTTTGACGGCGCACTTTTTCGCCAACAGGCAGGCTGATATCTACGCAGACAAGTCGATTCAAAAAACCATCTTCCACATCCACCGTGGATAGGTTGTCATACATCTGTGCAGGCGTGGCGAGCCCCAGCAGGGTAATGGCAGGGCAATGCACCATTTGCTCTTGTTTGCTAATCTGGTCGTGCTTACGTCTGCCCATGTTTGAGTAGTTTTTGGGTAGCATAAGGGACGTAGTCGCAGAGTAAGCCTCAACGAGCGTGGTAAAGCTCTCCGCCATTTGTCCGTTTTGCTGCTTTCTGGCAGTCTGTAACTGTTTGCCAATTTCGTCCATGATTTGGATGTGACAAGGCGATTCCATGAGTGCTGAATACACCGCACCGCTTGACGTGTTACCGCTACCAGACAGTAGGGGCAAAAGGTCGCTTTGGGTTAAGAACGCTTGAATGGCGGTTTTGACGTAGTTCTTGCCAACACCAGTCTCACCAAGCACCATAAGATATAGGCTTGATGTGTTTGATTCGGTGGATTGATAAATGCGACCGCACAGTACGCTTGCCAATGCTATCACGCCCTGCACGCTGATTTGACGCTGTGGCTGACGGCTAAAGCCCTCCACCCAAGTTAAAATCTCATTCAGTACAGGCACAGGGAACGATAGCAGTTGCGCTGGTACGTCTGTTGTGCTATCATATTTGGCAAGTTTAATGTCATTTGAACGCTCGAACGCTCCGACCGCCATCGGGGCGTTTTGTTTTTCTATCTTCTGGATAAACCCGCTGATGTCGCCACTCGCCACCAGTCCATTATTAGGTAGGTCGATATTAAGCACATCTGCCACTTTTTGCACTGCTTCTGATGCGCTCATGCCCACATGGTCGATCAGGAATGATAAGCCATCACCGCCCACCGTTGCGCCATTGCCTTGACTGCATACCCAACCACCATCGCCTGCTACTAGGTTGTGATTGTCAAAACGGAAACGGTCTTTGCCGCCACAGTGGGGGCAAGGCTCATGATTGCCCGAAACATGATAGCCCAAACGCGATAACACGTATTGCCATGCGCCTTGCGCCTTTTGTCGAACGTAGGCAGAGGCGCTATTATCAATCGCGTGAGCTGTTGAGCTTTTTGATACCGCTGGGGCAGTCAATAGCGGGGCTTGTTCTGCGTCCCCCATACTGTCAAGCCATGTCATCATATTCACCAAGGCAACTTTTGTCCCCTCAAAAATTACACGGCTCTTAAATGGTGCGCTTGCCACGCCATCTTTAACCTTGGCATGGATGAAGCCGTCTAGTCGCATGACACGAGGTAAGTCATGCACCGCTTTATCTGGCGATTCGCCCAAATTGTCAAAGTAGCTGATCAATCGTTTTTGGTGGGTTCTGAACTCTTCAAGTGCCACTCCATCAACAACCCAATAGGCGTGATGTTTTCCTTGACTGCTCTCTACAATCACGGTGGGTGGTACAGGTAGATTTTGCAGGCGTGTAGGACGATTCTCGTCTGCGCTGTCAAAATCGACAAACAAGGCACGCACGGCGGTGATGTTTTTTGCTGTGCGACCTTTGCCATCTGTGGCATTGACCGTTACATACACGCCTGCGCCTTGTGCATTTAGAGCGTGTAAAGTATTGGCGTGCATATCTAGCGTGCCATGATAGACATGGGCAAGCTTGGAGTCTTTACGGTCGGCGTTGTCATCGAACGTCTGGAACGTGAATGAGTCGCCAAGGTGGGTTAGTAGGGTCATTGTGATACCTGCGGCAATAAGTCATCAATGCTGAAATGTCCGTTGCTAGCTTGTGCTAGCTTGTGAGCGTGATTGGTCTTTCCTGAGTAGTCGGTATGAGGGAAATGCCCATTGCGCTCCCATTTGCCGACTGCTACACGACTAACACCTGTAATCTCAGCAACTTTGGCTCTGCCAAAAAACTCAACGACCTTATCAACTGGTGTTCTTTCATGTGTCATATTTTAAACCTATTTGCCAAAAAAATAAACCTTATTAAACCATAAGTTGCTAAAATAAGCAATAAAATTTTAAACTTTTGGTTGCTTTATTTTTATACCGAAAAGGCGTATCATGTAACCATAGGTTAAAAGAAAGATACATAGGTGATACCATGACCACCATTCCAGAAAGAATACAAGCCGCCCTTGATCATAAAGGTGTTTCTTGGTCGAAAGCTGCGACAAGCATCAACTTGTCAGCTCAAGCGGCCACGAAATGGAAGAAGGGTCAAATCGGTAAAGAGACTTTGCAAGATTTAGCAAGGTTTCTAGGCGTCAATTATGGCTGGCTCGCCACTGGTGAGGGAGAGATGATTGGCACTCAGGTCGCCTATAAGGGGGCTCTTGCAGACTATGAGCCAAGTACTAGTACAGTAGAATTAGTAGAGACTTTAAAAGAAATGGAAAGAAATGGAGAATTAACACCTCAATTAGTTGGGTTATTGAATGCCACCTTAGACACCGTAAAAAGTGCATCGGGGAAAAAATTGAGCGTAGCTCATTTGGTGGAGTCGCCAAATGAATAAAGTCATAAAACTGTTGCAACCCAACTCTTTTCGCACTTTTAAGGATGGGTATCTCATGGCAACATAAACCCTGTTTTTGTTGCTAGCATGCAAATTAACAATGGCAAAAAGCAAGTTTTGCAAGATGTTTATTGCAAAATATACCCATTTACCACCGATGACCGCTCCTTATTTAATGAGATTGTTGGCTACCTTGTCGCCAATGCTTTGGGCGTACCACAGCCAACCCATGCCTATATTGCCCTAATGGACATCAATCATATTCTCAACAATAATGTTGACAACCAGTTGCCTAATGAGTTGGTTTTACTGTTAAAAAAAGAGCAATACTATCCTGTTTTTTGCACTGCCAAGATTGATAAGAGTCAAACCGCCTTTGATTTTCATGGCTGGACACCTTCTTTGATCAATGAGATGTCAAAATGGAAGTATCTGCCCGACACTTTGGCAATGGATAATACGATAGCTCATACCGACCGCCACCTAAACAATATACTAAGAACAGGCAGACAAACTTATCACGTTATTGATAATGGCAGATTGGCGACCGAAGACGGCACTCCTTGGCAGCCAACCAACCTAGATTCTAGTAAAGTTTATTCCAACAAACTTTGGACATTTAGCGAATCATCTATGCAAAAGTCTTGGAAAACCATTTCTAGTAACATCTTACACGTCTGTGCCAACCATGCCAATGCGGTCAATTCATGCCTAGAAGAGATAAATTTTTGGATAAAGTCTCTTTATCAAGGGCAGGAAATGGACTATAATAATTTTACCGATTTTCTTTGCAAAAGAACAGGTGATAGCGAACATTACCACGCTCAAAGACTACATCTATTAACATGAATAACTGGCAACACCTACTAACCCAAGAGCAAACCGCCACCGTAACAGGTGAGTGGTTTTGTGTGCGTTTTAGTCCTGATAAAACCACAGGCGAGTTGTTCAATGTAGGCGTCGTATTTATTGACAAAGATAAAAAATGTCACGCCAAATTACTTGAAAGCACCTCTGTTTTTGAGCGTCTTTTTGGCACCCTTGGTGTGGCAAACATTAAGTTCTTACTTACGGTTGTTGCAGAGACCTTGGCCGAAAATCATTATAATGTCAGCCCATCATCTCACATTAGTTATGGTCCACGCCAAACAGCACAGGGTGATAGCATTGATGAGATACTGTCAGACCTATACCGCTCCATGATTTCTTTGCTAGAGTCACCTGCTGAAACAGTAGACAAAAAACGGCAAAACATCAATACCAAAGATTTAAGAAAGAGAGTAACTAGTTACATCAAAGGTCAACTACCAGATGTCTATGATAACTATTTGAGAGACACTCCTATTCTGGTTGGGCAAGGAGCCAATCAGATGAGCCTGGATCTGCCTTTGGTGCATAAATATTTTGAAAAGTCTTTTTATGGCACGGTTGTATCGGCCGACTATTTAGATGATGTATATTTCACCCACAATGTTGAGCATGTTGGCGTTACCAACCTTGCAAACTGCTGCGAGATCTTGGGCAGAACCATAAAAGCAGGCATTAGCATTTATCATCCACCTTTGGAAAGTCAAGCTGAACAAGCCCAAAGGGACGAAAGACTGGATAAATGTCTACACAGACTTGAAGTGCTGCGCAAGCAGGACTATGATATTCATATTCATGTGGAACCAACACTTGATAAGTGCCTAACTACAACCTTAGAAATGGCTTGTTAAACTAGAATTTTAATCTAGACCACCCTTTGGGGTGGTTTTTTTTCGCCCAAATTTTGTGAAAAATCATTGGTTTGTAAACTTTTTAAACCTAAAGTTTAAATTAATGGTTTACATTTTATGAAACCTATGGTTTAATAACATCATCAACGTAGACGATGCCTTGAACACTATCTAAAAATCAGGAAGCCCTACTACAAGGGAACAATGTAGAGTTTAGATTGGATTAGATTTTCAAAAACTAATTAGATTGTCAAAAACTAAAATCAGCTAAACAAAGCCCACACCACCGTGGCAGATAACGGGGTGAACCTGTTCCATTTTGGAAACAGTTGATCGGCTATTGGCAACTGGTAAGTCATACTTACAAGTTGCCAATCACGGATTAACTTTAGGAGACTAACCATGAAACAAGCACTACTGGCAGCAGTCATTGTTGTGTTTGGGTTCGCCTTGCTCAAGGGCTGTACAACCCTAACCATTCAAGCCTATGACAGACAAGAGCAAGGCTATCAAGAATTCATCAACGCGCACAAAGAATGGCTAAAAGCCAACCAACAAGAGGATTATTAATGAGCACACCAATTAATAGTATCAATCTCACCACCGTGTCAGCCCTAGCCAACGCAAGAGGGATCAAGGTGCTGGTATATGGACAGGCAGGCGCTGGTAAGACGTGCCTATGCGCCACCACGCCCGATCATACTCGCACCATCATCCTATCAGCAGAGGCGGGGCTTTTATCTATTGCAGGCGCCGATATTGCCGTGATTGAAATCAAGTCAATTGACGACCTAATGAGAGCCTATCAATGGCTCACTACCACTGAACAGGGGCAGTCATACGAATGGATTTGCTTGGATAGCGTGAGTGAGATGGGCGAAGTTATCCTATCTGCCGCCAAGAAAGCAGTCAAAGACCCACGCCAAGCCTATGGTGAGATGCAAGAAAAGGTTGAGGACATGATTCGGGCATTTCGCGACCTGCCTCGCAACGTGTACTTTACCGCCAAGCTTGAATCCTATCAAGATGATACTGGCGTGGTACGTTATCAACCTGCCCTACCTGGCAAGAAGCTCGGTCAAGCCCTTCCCTACTTCTTTGATGAAGTGTTCTTTTTGCGTGTAGAAAAGGACACCGAAGGTAACAGCATTCGCTACTTGCAGACGGTACCAGACATCAAGTACCACGCCAAAGACCGCTCAGGGCGATTAGCTGAGCGAGAAGTGGCCAACCTTGCCCACATTCAGCAAAAGATTCTAGGCTGACGAACACAACGAACACAACACAACCGCCAAACAGGAGAAACCCATGGCACTATTAAACCTAAGCTTCACCCAAGACGAAGTAAAAGAAGCACAGAGCGACAACTTCGCACCAATTCCAGCAGGCAACTACACTGCTGAAGTAAACCGCTCAGAAATTAAACAAACCAAAGACGGTCGTGGCTCTTACCTTAGCCTATCACTCAAAGTGCTTGAAGGCGATTTCGCTGGTCGCTTAATTTTCCAAAACATCACACTGACCAATGCCAATGCCACCGCCCAAACCATCGGACGAGAGCAGATGGCACAGCTGGCTGGGGCGTGTGGGATTTTAAGCCTACAAGACAGCGAGCAGTTGCACGGCAAGCCTATCGGCATTCGTGTCGCCATTGAAACCGACAAAAGCGGACAATATGAGCCACGCAACTCGGTTAAGAAGTTTTTCCCCTTAAACAGCCCCTTGCAGTCCGCCCCACAATTTGGCACGCCTGCCCAAGTAGCTCCACAAGGCTATGCACAACCCCAAGCCCCACAACCTGCCCCACAGCCACAAGCACAGGGCAATCCGTGGGCAAGACAGGGCTAAACACCAAAAAGCCCCATAGGGACGACCTACAGGGCAACTCTTTAAAAACTTAAAAAGGGTTAGTGGATTGGGGTTTATGCTGTGGCTTGGCTCAAATAAACCCAAAGTGCTTATTTTTTGCGTTTTTTGAGCGGTTTGTTTTCCCATTTGGTTGCAAGGCATTCAAATTCTTGAAAGATGGTATGATTGTTTCGCACATGACGCAACTCATAAATGAAAGCTTTGAGATTGTTCCAGTCTCTTAAAAACATCGAGTAGCTAAACTGCTTGTACATCGTTTCGTGCAATGCACCACCTAAGACGCCTGCAGAAACAAACTCTCTTTGATTAAGCAGCTTAATGATGTGTTTACGATTGTCAAAATTGCTCTCATCATCGGATGCGTAGATGGCAAAGATATGACCTTTGATTTTCGCCATCTCATTGACTTTGGTAATGGCGTCTTGGAGTGATTGGTCGTTTCGCTCAGCCATAATCAAGTCAATGGTGGCTTTTTTCTTGGCGTTTTCGGTGTTATTCCAGATGGTATAAGCAGCAACAAAAACACCGATTGCTGTTAGAATCGGTGTTATTATTTGAAATATGCTGTTGGTATCAGTCATTACCGTCCCAACCATCACGATAAGTTGTTGCCATCATCATAACCCCCCCTTATTTGTTGTGGATATTGTGTGGATAACTTCCTATATACTATAGGTTTTATAGCCAAAAGTCAAGACTGCTCAAACAAGTGGATTTTTTAAAAATGATTGACAAAGCACAAAAGATGGGCTAGTCAAGCCCCTTGTTCTAAGCGTTTGGCATACTCAATAATCGCCGCCTTAATCGCCCCTGCTCGGTTGCCGCCATGATGGGCTTTGATGAGTTGTAGGGCTTCATAGGCTTCTGTGTCGTATTGCCCTAGTAGCACACGCACATCTTCTAGGGCTTTGGCAGTGTTTTTTTTGACGGCTTTGATTTGAGCGTGTGATGTCTTAATTGTCATAAAATACCCCTTGATTTTTTTAAAATAAATGGCATAATAAAGATAAGGAGTGGTTAAGGGTTAGCCCCCTAACCAAACCCCCAGTAGTTGCCGCTACTTTCGGGTTACCTGTTTAATACGCTGATGTAGCGATTAAGAGCAGGATTATTAGGGCGATGATTTTGACTAGTGTGGTCATCGTCCAACTCCTTATGTTTACCGCTAGTGCTAGTCACTAGCACCTACCTAGCAACCCTTGCTAGATGTGCCTATTATATATTGACTTAGATAATTTGTCAATATATAATTTAAAAAAATCCGCTCATTATTTGGGTGGATTTTTTTATTGACAAAGGGTAATCAGTGGGTAAAAAACACCCCGAAGGGTGTTGTTATCAAGCCAAATCCGCCATCGCAAGCTGTGCTAGGTAGTTGCTGCGGCTTTTATAAAGCGATTTATGGGCGTTGACTTTTTCGTCAATTTTATTGATGAGTAGGCTTGGCAAGGTTACATTGATTTTTTCAGCCTTACCCATAAAGGCAGACATATCCACTTCCACCACCGCCCATAGCATACCGTCATAGTCGCTGTTGTCTTGATGATAAAAAATGGGCTTGGCAGTAGGCAAGGTATCGCCATCTTCTGCCATACTCTCCAAATGTAGGCTGATGGCTTCATAGGCGTTTTTTATCGCTTCTTCTGGGGTATCACCTGCACTAAAACACCCTGCAATATCAGGGACAATCACGCCATAGCATTCGTTTTCATTGGCTGGTTTTTCAATGGCAATGGGAAATAACATAATTTTTGCTCCGTTAATGTGAGTTAAAATGCCTGCAAGGGGGCTAGATTATTCTAGCCCTGCTTGTTTGATGATGCTTTTTAGCGTACCGATTGGCAGATGTTCACGACCGTTTGGGATGGTTACTTTGCCTGCTTTGGCTGGGTGCTTGTAGTGCTTATGACTACCTGTCTGCTTGACTTGATACCAACCATCATTGGTAATTCGCTTTATCATCTCATCGCTACTTGGGGGCATTGTTTACTCCGATTTGCTTAATGTGGGGTTATTATAACTCCAATTATAGCCCTTGTCAAGAGTTATTGGGGTTATTTTAAAAAATATTTTCGCTTGACAAGGGGCAATTAGTGGGGTATGATATACCCACATCGGCAAAATCCGATGTCAGAATTGGCGTTCTGAATTTCGTTAGGTTGCAATGCAGCCGCCCCAAAGGCGGTTTTTTTATTGCACTAATTACCCCAAATAAAGGGGTATAATAAAATTATAACCCTTTCCTAAAAGGGTGTACGCAAAATGTACACCCCCATTATGGTAGGGGTTATGGGAGTATCGCAAGATACGCTGTTACCTAACGAACAGTACGCCAATCCTGTAACCCCTACCACCCTAAACTTGGCGTTTTTCTGTGGTAGGATTTTTAAACTCTTATCGTTAGGAAAATGACTATGTCAAACATTCAAATTTTCAATTTTGACAAATCTTATCAAGTCCGCACCGCTCTAAAAGGTGATGAGCCCTATTTTTGCCTTGCTGATGTGTCAGCTATTTTGGCTTTGCAAAATCGCCCCGTAAGCACTTTCAATCTTGACCCAAAAGGGGTAGCAAAACTTTCCACCCCTACCAAAGGCGGAGTTCAACAAATCACTTTCATCTCCGAACCCAACCTATACCGTGTGATTTTCCGTTCTAACAAAGCCGAAGCGGTCAAATTCCAAAACTGGGTCTTTGATGAAGTCCTGCCCACAATCCGCAAAACAGGCTCATATCGCCAAAAGCCCACCAACGCCCTGACGAACAAACAGCAAGTCGCCTTGGCTCATTTGGTACATCTGTGCAAGATGAAGTTTTTTAAATCCGAGTCGGCTTCTCATGCCATATGGCATCGTCTGCGTCGTGTGTCAGGCGTGCCATCAGGACAGCCATTTACTACCGAGCATCTGCCCATCTTGGGGCGTGAGCTTAGCGAGATATTTACCGCCTGCGAGCAGTACACAGCGGCGGTACATCTTGCCGAACAGACATTCATTCGCCAAGTCCTAAAATGCGATGACAAGGACATCACAGCCAAGCTGTTAGCCGACATCGCACAGTCCTGCGAATACCACCACAGCCAAAAACAAAAGACGCTGCCTGCGTTCTTTGCCGACAGTCTGGCTGATTTAACCTAATCTAAACTCCCCTATCCGATTTATCCTTGCCCTATGGCACGGATAGGGGCTTTTTTGCATCCTATTTGTACTTACTTTGTATATATATTTGCCATTTTAAGGATAAACGATGAACAATGACACTTCCTTATGCACCGCCATGATTGCCGTGATGGTCTGGATTTTGACCTTTGTTTTTATCTTTTTTGCCGTCAAAGGCTGTGCCGAAGACGGCACAGGCTACCAATCGCCCGACTGGGCACACCAACACACCCAAGGAGAACCTTAATGTACACCACCGAACAATACGCCAAACTTGCCCACCAGCTGTCAGAAGCTCTGGGCGATCGTGCTGCCTTTGACCGCATGATGCAGACGCTCCGAGACGAAAAGCGAGCCTTAGAATCACAAGTCGAAGAGCTGTTTTCCACCATCGCTGCCTTGCAGGTAGAAAATGCCAAACTCAAACAAATCGCCAAATACGAATAAGGAGCATATGATGAATTTGTATGAAATAGACACCACACTTGCCGTGCGTATGATTGAGCTGGGCGAGATGCTCGATAACGGCGAAACGCCAAGCCAAGAATTCATCGATGAATGCCTAGACTTGCAAGATGATTTGGAAAACAAGCTCATCAACTGCGGTAAATTCATCAAAAATGCCCAAGTGGACATTGATGGGCTGGATGGCGAAATCAAACGCCTAACCGCCAAAAAACAATCTCTGCAAAAACGCACCGACCTCATCAAAGCAAACATGCTTAGCGCCATGCTCAATCACAATATAGATAAAATTGCCGACCCCATCATGCCCATTCGTGTGCAAACGAACGGCAAGGCAAGCGTGCTGGTTGATGATGTGGCGTCATTACCCAGCCAATTTCAAAACATCAAAGTAGAAGCCAACAAAACCGCCCTAGAACAAGCCATCAAAGCAGGCGAAATCATCGATGGCGTGCGTGTAGAAAAAGGCAAACACATCAGAATCGGATAAGCTATGAAACTTCGACCCTATCAAGAAAAGTGTATTAACGACCTATTTGATTGGCTGGGGCGACACCCCACAGGCAACCCCATCGTAGAAGCAACGGTGGGGGCTGGCAAGTCGGTCATCATCGCCGAGCTGTGCCGACGTGTGATTGCCATGCAACCCACCGCCCGCATTGTCATGTGTGTGGCAAGCCGTGAATTGTGTCGCCAAAATTTGGATAAACTTTTGGCGGTATGGGCGGACGCCCCTGCTGGCGTATGCAGTGCGTCTTTGGGGGCGAAGGATTTGGAGAGCCAAATCATCTTTGCCACCATCGGCTCTATCGCCAATCACGCCGATAAACTTGGCAAAGTGGACATCATGCTCATTGACGAATGCCACAATGTCAATAGCAAAGATACAGGTATGTACCGCACGCTGATTAATGACATCAAACGCTTTGGCAATCCGTCATTATGCGTGATTGGCTTTACAGGCACGCCTTATCGGGGCGATGGCATTTGGCTATGGCAAGGCGAAGACCCTTTATTTGCAGGGACGGCTTGTCGTATCACGATGGATGAGCTGTTAGAGCAAGGCTATCTTGCCCCGCTTGTCGTGGATAAGGGCGATAAGCCAAAGATGGATGTATCGAACGTCAAGATGTCCGGCGGCGACTTTGTTGTCAAAGACCTAGCCCATGTTGCCATCAATGACGACCTGATTAAGGCTGTGATGGACGATTTTTATATCAGTGGATTTACCACGCGCAATAAGTTTTTATTTTATTGTGTGAATAAAGAGCACGCCTACAAAGTCTTAGAAGCATTACAAAGCTTTATGGGTCTAAATCCCGCCATCATTACTGCTGATACACCAAAGGGTGAACGTGATAAGACTCTAAGCTGTTACAAGCTACCCAAGGGTGATCCTGATGCCATCAATGCTTTGGTGTCCATTGGCACACTGACCACGGGGTTTGACGCTCCTGAGACTGACTGTATTGTGCTGCTTCGTCCCACTCGCTCGCCCGTGCTGTATGTTCAAATTGCAGGACGTGGCATGCGCATCGCAGACGGTAAGAAGGACTGCCTATGGCTGGACTACACTGACACTACCGAAGTATTAGGCGCAGTCAATCGCATTAAGGGTCGCAATAAATCACGCTCAAGCAGTAGCACCAGCGCACCGGTGAAGTACTGTGACGAATGTGGTAATGCCAACAAGGTGCACGCCACCGAATGCGCAGAATGTGGCTGGATATTCCCTGCTCACGCACCGCGCACTCATGGCACTGTTGCTGGCGATAATGCCCCATTGGCAGGATATGAGCCGCCAATTGAGCAATGGATGGATGTACTAGATGTTAGTTATCACAAGCACCAAAAAGGCGATAAGCCGCCAACATTGCGTATTGATTATGACATTGGCGAGCTCTACCCAGTGAGTGAGTGGAAATGCTTTGAGCACTCAGGGTTCGCCCTACAGAAGGCATGTGAGTGGTGGGATAGCACGATTGGCGGTAGCGTGCCCTTTAGTGTTGATGATGTGATTGTCGCACTTAACCAAACATCACACAAGATGCCGCGCAAGATTTTATGCGCGAAAGAGTCTGGCGGCAGATATTGGCAAATTAAAGACAAAGCCAAGTTTTTCGACAGTGTACCAGGCGGGTTGATTCAGCAAGTCCAAGCAGTTACACCGCCAGTAATAACCGATAACGACCTCCCTTTTTGAGAAATTGGAGCTTTAAATGACATACATTAACGCAAAACGCAAGAAGCGCAAGATTGTCAAGCGCAACAATGAATTGCAGGCCATCGAGCGAAAGAGATTGCACGAGCTGAAAATCCAACAAGAGCTTGGCACGGAGCTGTATGGCTATTGGCAGTCTCCGCTTGACGGCCACACTGCCGCCCAGATGTACCAACGTAGTAGCTGGTACGGCGATTGGGATATACGTAATCCGCCAAAAGGTGAGCGTAAATTTATCGTTAGTATGTTTCTGTATAGCGCGGCCGATAAAGCCAAAGATCGACAGCTAGACCTAACTGACCTTGAGATGACATGCGAGTTTATGGACCTGTCGGCAGCAATCAGTCAGCACGTCCGAGAAGTCGAAGCGGAGAACCCGCACATACAGATTGACGGCTGGAGAAGTTTTGTGAGGGTGAAAACATGATTAATTTTAAACGTTATCCGCGTCGTGTCGATGAGCTTTACAAAGCACAGTTAGCATTAGCAATTTAGGAGAGAATTATGAAAGCATTAACAACACAAGAAGCGCTACAAGCCATCGCTGACGGCGAGAAATTAGAGTACAAATTCAATAAGGAGAAAGATTGGCGTATTTTCAGCCCACCAGATAACGGAGTAACTATTGGAGATGTACTTGTGAGGCGCTTTATTTTTCGCCCAGCTCAAGAAATGATTACCGCTGGTGATGTGAGTTTTCCTAAGCCTGAGAGTGAGCCATTGAAAGATGGCGATAAGTATTGGGTGGCTGACCTAACAGTCATCCACTACGCATTAGCAAGTCAGTGGGTGGGCGATAAATTGGATAAGTTGGCTTTAAGTAGAGGGATTTTACACAAAAGTAAAGAAAATGCCGTCGCTCACGCCAAAGCATTGATTGAATTATCAGGAGGGAAATTATGAAATTGTTTAAATTTGTAGCATTAGGTTTGGCTGCAGTATTAGCGACTGGCTGCATTGACGATGCTCAGGTCGCAACACACAATGCCAAGAAAGCTGCTGATAATTTTGAGATTAACAGGCGAATCGTATTTTACAATGGCATTACTGATAACTACATCCTAGAAATCGAGGGTCGGTGTTCTTTTAATTTGAATGACACGCAAACAGCTTTTAATGTGATTTGTAAAACTGGCGAACAGGAATTTAAGCGCCACACGCTTGTTTTATCTGACAATGTTACTGCGTTTGTTGAACAAATTGAGCCGAACAAAGCAAGCAGTCATTTTTATCGTGTAACTTTTAAGCCATCTGTGATTGTGCCAGATGTGGATGTGAGATAATGGAGTATAAATGATGATGAACTCAATCACATGGCTCACCCAAAAAGACATGGCGAAACGACTGGGCGTGTGCGTCAATACCTTTAAGGCTTACTATCGTCCGAAATACCCACCCAACGCTCAGCGTGGCAATAAGGTATATTGGACGCTGGAAAATGCCATTCGCATTGAACAAGAAATTAATGGCACGACCGTATCATAAAAAAATCTAATACAAGGGGCGTAACGCCCCTTTTTTATGCCTGCCAGTCTGCCACAATATCCGCCCACCAGTTCATGAGTGCCACACGCTCGTCCCAGTATTCAGCACGGTTATAGACATGGCGGACATCTTTTTTGGTGTGGGCAAGCTGTCTTTCAATCACATCAGCACGCCAAAGCCCACTGTCATTTGCCACCGTAGAAAACAGCGAACGAAAACCGTGCGTGGTCATACGACCGCCAAATCCTGCTCGCTTGATGACCGCCAAAACGCTTTCAATCGGCATGGGCTTGGTGGGGTTGCTGTGATGTTTAAACACAAAGCCATCATCAAGGCGTGAAGCGTGCAAATCCTTTAAAATCTTTAACGGCTGACTGGCAAGCGGGACGGCGTGTTCAAGCCGTGTTTTCATGCGATAGGCAGGGATAATCCACACGCCTTTATCTAGGTCAAATTCGTCCCATGTCGCCTTGCACAGCTCGCTGGGTCGCACCGCCAAATAATTTGCCAGCGATAGAGCGACAGGGGCAAGTCCGATGGTGGGTGTTTTTCTGATGGTGTGCCAAAAACCTGCCATCTCATCGGCGGATAATGTTGCCATATTTTGCACGGTGTGGGTAGGTATGATGTTATCAACCAGCGTGCAGGGGTTGTTCTGGGCGTATTCGTGGGCGATGGCGTAGTTGAATACTTGCGATAAGAGGCGTAATGAGCGTTTGGCGGTCTCATAGGTGCCTTGTGCGACCATTTGGCTCACTGCCTTGGACACCATCGCACGGCTGACATCTGCCACTGCCATGTCTTTAAAATCGTTGGTGATGTAGGTCAGACGATAAATGACGGTGTATTTGTACTTCTCACTTGTCCATTGCTTGCTGTACAGCTCTATCCATTCATGAATGAGTTCGCTGACCGTGATGGGTGTTAATCCTGCGTTGTTTTTGATTTTATTGGCAAGCTCTCGGGCTTGTTTTAGACTGACGGCTGGGTATTCACCAAGTTTTTTGCGTTTTCGTTTGCCAAGGGCGGTGTATTCTAGCACCCAAGACTTACGACCTGTTGGCATGACATCAATGGATAAGCCTTCGCCTGCTGATAGCGAGTAGCGTTTTTCGGTGGGTTTTAGCCCTTTGATTTTGTTATCGGTGAGCAT